TGCATTAAACGTGTTGACTCCATTACATCCGTTGCTGGTGACATTGGAGTTGTATCAGGTTGTTGTTGCATTCCGTAAGGAGCTTGAGCATTCTTACCGCGCATCATCGGATAATTCTGCTGCAGTCCAGAAGGTCCTTGCATCATTGGGTTCACAACGCCTGTACCCATTTGTGGGTAGCTTTGCTTGTAATCACCGTAGATGCTTGTAGCATTAATCGGTGGTGATGCATTATCCGTGACATTCATCGGATTATTATTCTGTGGACCGCCTGGTAACACAGACATATTTTTAGCAATCATCTGACGCTGTGGGTCCAGCGCCATTGCATTCTCTTGTGCTTTACTTTTAGCCATTAGTTTAACCTCATCGTTTGAGCACGATTGTTATTGCCAAAGCCAGCATTGCTTCCAGCTTGTGCATACATCGATAACCGCTCTTCTAGCTTATCTACTGCCATTACATCCACGTCTTTATTAGGAGAACGTGTAGCAGACGCTCCTAAGTCCATAGTGCCACTCTGATTAAGAGGGTCTTCCATTGGAGCATTGCCAGGTGCATCCTTTTGTGCGTAGTTGCTTAAAGAACCTTGCAGCACTTCTTGTGGCATCAAGTTAACGTTACCGTACTGAGTACGGCTTTCTTTACTGGCCTCTCCAGCACCTTCAGTAAAAACTTCCTGAACACCGGCAACAAAGGGATTACCATCGCCTTGCGCTTTTGCTTGACGCAGACGTTGCTGGTAGTCACGCTCAGCGCTGTTCATAGTAAGTTTTTGAGTGCCACCTTGTACAGGTCTCATGATTACTTACGACAATACCTAGAACTATTCTACACTTAACGCCAGTTTACATGTAACGCCATACGACTTCCGACGGCTGTATCTGCAGGGCCAGGGACGGCCATAATAAATTCAGCACCTGCGCGTTCAAATGCATACCGACGTACTTCAGGACGACGATAATTAGGAACATACAGAGTTTCAGCCAAACGGTCGCATTCTCGTAAGTAGATTTCACGGAAATACTCATCACCTTTTAACGGGTCCGATGTACTAATCGAACGCTCAACGTCACCACTAATTAATTCCTGCCTTGATGGGTTGAGAATTCTGCTTCCACCAGGTTCAAAATAATCATCAGGAATTGCAGCACTTGCTTTCCAAGCAATGTCACAGCGTTTAACGTGATAGACAATTTCGTTGTACCAGAGTTCATCAGGCACTAACGCCATCGCCTCTTCTAAACGTGCTCTATCACCCGCAGGGATTTGTGCTCCAGCATTAAAGCCAAGGTGATAACGTACTTTAGATTTTAGATACTCATCAAGTTCCATATCACATACCTAATGTACTGCTGTAAGTATCAGCAAGGATATTCTCTAAAGCTTGCTGATCTGCATAACTGAGCTCACCGGAGGTTTGAACTTTTGCCAGCATACGAGCTGCTGGTGATTCTTGAACCATCGCCTGCCTTGCACCTGCACCTAGAGCTCCACCTAATACAGCGCCCACTAAACCTCCTGCCATGCGAACTCCAGGTTTTAGAGGATTAGCTTTACGTCCTGACATTTTATTAATTAGAACACCTGCATTATGTACAGGCTGGCCAGCGAGCATTCCCAGCAAGGCCCCACCTGTAGCACCTAATGATGCAGCTGTTCCAGTGCTAGGTCTACTGGCTTCATCTTGCTGAGCACGAGCTAACAGAATATCCTCAATACTTACAGCCATCGTAACCGTACGTTATTACTAGTACTAGTTTAACTAATAAAAATCATATCCTCTTCAATCAACTGATCCCAGTTAACACGAGGAATATTTTCAAGCTGCTTTAAGTTAGCAAAGCGCTCACCGCTAAGAGACATACGCAACTCTACAATTTTCTTTGCTGTTGCAAATCCAACTCCAGGCAAACGTTTTGCGATTTGTTCTGCAGGTGCAGTATTTAAATTCAATCGCGTATCTTCAATAGGTACAACAGCAACTGGAGCTTGTTCCTCGGGAACGTGTAACTCAGGTGCTTTAATCTTTGCAAGCCGACCTTTATCTTTGTCGTAAGGTACGAGCTGTTCTAATGTCAGATACGTAATCACACCAGCAGCGTCACGTACCATTGCAAATTCTTTATCGTGCTTACTAATAAACTCTACGAGTTTACCTGTGCGTTCATCTTGAAATAACTTGTGGTCAGCCATATTTTTAGGGTACACATAGCTTTATTATAGGCACAAAAAAAGAGCCCCGTTATGGAGCTCTCTTTTGTTTGATTCAATTGAATCAATAACCTTGGCCGGCTTCAACACCGTAAGGAATATGCACGTCATCTGCATCAGGAGCAGCGTCAGGCATGTAGTAGCACACTTCAACCAGGATGGCAGAAGGAGCTTTACGGCAAGCACCAGCAGAAGGCTTTTGGCTTGCAATCAGGTCTTCGCTAGTGATGACAGAGATGGTAGTGTCTGCACCCAGTGCAGTTCCGTCGAGAATAGACTCGAACAGAGAGAACTCACCCACAGGCTCAAAATAACCATCAGCACCGGCAGTCGCAGCGACAGCGGCGGGAGTGGTGATGCCATCAATAGTCAGAGTTGCAGCACCAGCAACGGTCTCTTCACGAACACCGACGCCATTTACGGCTGTGCGGTACACCACTGCACCCTCGGGCACAATGAAAGGACGGTCCTTGCGAGGCTTGTCATCTTGACGCAGGTCAGGAGACAGAATCTGCAGCTCATAAGTGCCAGCTTCCAGCACACCGTCAGTGTTCAGCACACCATCATTGTCAGGATTGAGCACCAGTGCACCCACAGCACGGAAGAAAACAGCACCAGGAAGGGCGACAACGCCTTGGTCACGGTATGCATTCAGGTGGGCGACGTAGTTACCGGGGAAAATTTTGTTGTTCCACGGTGTACGGTTTTCAGAATCAAATTGGAAAGTTGCCATTGTTAGTTACCTCCTATCAATAAACGAAAGAGTAACCAACCGTGATGAAATCCTTATTCAGGGTTTCAAAACCGGCGAACAGCGACCAGATCATGATGATGAAACGAGAGAAGTCGTCGTTGTTGTTCAGCAGAATCTGAGCGTTGTTACCACCAATGCCAACGCCGACAGCCTGAGGTCCAAAGAAGATCAGCTGAGCAGCGCCGTAATCGGCAGCGGCGGCATCTTCATCGGTCACCACGAGGTTGTACTCGGTTTCCGGAAGGTTGGTGGACTCGAACCAACGGACACCCTCAAAGAGGAAGCCAGTCGGCATCACGGGTTGACCAGCAACGAAGCCAGCTTGACCGTAAGCGGGACCCATGCCTTTGAAGAAGTTTGCATCAGGATGCAGTTCAGGGGCCATGGGGTTGATCATGCCGGTACCGGGGTAACGGGCAATCTCACGGAAGTCGCTGTTCTGACGCAGGTGCATCATTGCCGTAGGGTCAACGATACAGCGGTAGTAACCGTCAGCGAAGGTCGGGACGTTGCGCTTACGCATGTCCTTAACGACTTCGAGGAGGTCAGTCTTGACGTCAAACTTAGCGCTTTCGCCGGCTTCATAAGTAACACCCAGGGTGCCACCTGTGTTGCCTTTTTCCTTACCACCAGGTAGGTAGTATCCGCCTTGCTCTTGGCTAGCTTTACCACAAGCTTCAGCTTTTAGCAGTTCGTTGGCGAACACGCGGTCGCGCCAGCGGCGATAGTCATCAAGCAGCGTCAGGCTGCCGATGGACTGGTGGAAGACGTTCAGGTTGCCGGTATCAAGCAGCAGACGCTGAGCGGTAATCAGGGTTTCACGAGCCACCTTGAAGGTAGAAGGCTGCGTGGCGTCACGGGAGTCAGCAGGACCGGTGTATTCCCGAAGGGTCACCAGCACTTTGTCCTTGACGATGTTGCGTGCGGAAGCGGATCCAAGTGTTTGATCGGCGGTCCGCTCACGGGACTCCTTGGTACCAGGCTTACCCCAGAAGCGATAACGGTCCAGCTGAACGGTCTGGCCGGGTTGCTTACTGAAATCATGGACCACCACAGGCTCCACAGCCATCTCAATGATGTATGCGGGGTGGGGACGATAAAGCTCTGCACCAAGAAGCTTCGGAAAATCATTATCGATCCACATAGATCGTAACTCCGTAAGCTAAAAGGTTTATAAGTGTCTTCGACTTAGACACATA